TTTTAAGGACAAATTGGACGTAGATTCGTAAAATGAAACGTCTACAGAATGGATAAAATGTAGGCAAAATCGGCTCACTCCTACACATTCCCGAGATTCAGTTATAGGGATAGTGCAGAAAATTACGGGATTTTTTGAATCTCGTTTTTAAGCCAGCGGAGATCGCGTTGGGTGTAGACACGCTCGGTGAGGTCGCTGATGTGATGGCCGACAATTCGTTTGATGGCATATTCGTCCATCTCGGCTTTTTTAGCCATTGTAACAAAAGTAACACGTCCGTCATGACCCTTATGGTCGGGATTTAGAGACAGCAAAGGGATGACCTCGCTTGTAAGCTGTTGTTCAAATAAGGCATAGCTCATTTTTGTGATTTCACCTTTTACAGCATTTAGTTGGCGGAATCCACGCTGACGATTTCTAAAAAATAAATATGGAGATTTCACTTCAATAGCTTTTTCATAGCGGGATTTTACCAAATTATAAATACGGGGATGAATCGGCACTGTTCGGTTTATCCCCGCTTTTGTTTTTTGTCCACCTGTAAATGCGCCTGCTTCCATGTCAACATTTTCCAATTTCAAGTCGCACATTTCTCCTGGACGCCAGCCAGAATAACACTGAATCAAAATCATATCAATGATAGGATGCTTATCAATGCTGGACCAGAGAATGGCAAGTTCCTCATCACTATAGGCGATATGGCAATTTGGCTTTCGGACATAGCCTGAATCAACGGTGAACATACGAGCGTAATTTTTATCGACCAACTCATGTGCGAGGGCATAATCAAAAAGAAGGTTGTAAAGAGTTTTCATGGACTCTTTTACGTTATTTTCAGGATGCCGTATTTTTCCAGCGTAAGTAACAGAGCCGTTTTCAATACAATTTTGAAGATGTGAAATATGCACGTCCCGAACAAGCATGTGATGGATAGAAGAAGAATAAGCCCATGCACTTTTATAACGAGAAACCGTAGAAGGGTCAACCTTCTTCTCTCGTAATGACAGCCAGGAGTCAAAGAGGTCTTGCATGGTCGTTTTATTGGAGAGATCAAACGGATGAGCATTATATTTTACAAGAGCTTCATAAGCTTCATTGTAAGTCTCGAAGTATCCGACGGGGCGAAGGGGACGAACGATCGGTTTGCCATCATCGGTATGGCCGGCGGTGACCAAAACACGAAAGGGCTTTCGAAGATTGCGGCCACGAACTTCGGAAATTTGTCCGAAACCGTTTGGAAGGCGCATATGCTTTTTCTTTTTAGGCGGCAACGAAGATTTGGACTTGAGCGGATAGCCGCAATGGGGACAAGCTATAGCCTTATCGCTCACTTGCAGCTCACACTCCGGGCAGAGTATTAACATAAAAACCTCCTTTGGTTGTTTGAAAATTGGATGCTTTCACTCAAAAGCTCGGTCAAACCGGGCTTTTTCTTTTGGAAAAGCTATTCTAGGTTAAACCGTTTCATCCGGGCTGTCAATCCCTTCACCGGAAGAAAAATAAAATACAGCACGCACTCGACCGTTTTCTACAGTACCATCCTTTTGAGCCTAAGACGCATTTTGACGTGCTTAGAGTAACATAAAAGGAGTACGATAGAATGGACAAAGCTAGATTAGAATTTGGGTCGGTGCCGGTGCGGGTGGCGGCGAAGGTATACGGACGTGATCCTGCATGGGTGAGAGCCGGGATCATTGCAGGCTGGCTCCCCATCGGCGAAGCGACAAGGAACGGAAAACGAGTGACTGATGTTCAGCAGATGAACTCAAAGCTGGGCAGGATCAACTATTATATTTCACCAAAACTCCTCTACGAGCAGACCGGCTACGAATGGAGGGGTGAAAATGAAAAGTGAACGTCCGGTACTTTCCCAAAAGAATCCATACCGCATCCCAAAGCAGCGGTACTACGAACTGAAGCACTTCTGCCTGCAATATGACGACTGGAAGAAAGCGCTGACTTTGATCGACGGGTGGGAGATTTCGCCCGACGGTATGACTGGTGTCATCAAGGGGAATCCGCCCGAAAGTCCGACAGAGCGTCAGGCGCTGGCGCGAGTCTACTATTCAAACTGCATTGACATTGTGGACCGATGCATCGCAAAGCTGGACACGGTGCTGGGGCCATACATCCTGGAAGGCGTGACAAAGAGTCTGGGCTATGACAAGCTTCAGGCAAAGGGATGTCCATGCTGCAGGGAAACCTATTACATGCATTACCGATATTTCTTCTGGCTACTGAGCAAGGAGCGACAGTGACGCGAAAACTTCTGCCTCTATTACGGAGGTGAGATAAAATGGCGACACGAGATTGGAGCAAGGTAAACTGGAAGAATGACGGAACGGATAATAATCTGATTCGGGAGTTTCTCGCAGATTCCGAGAATATCGGAAAGTGTGACCAATGTCCGTGTAAGATGAAAAATCTGAATCATGATGCACTACCTTGCGGACAATATCGCTGTTGGGTAGAATTGTCTTGCTAATGGTGAGGAGCCGTGGAGAAATCTGCGGCTCTTTCTTTTTCTCCGGACGCGAAAAAAACAGGGTGCATTATGGAAGAATATACACTTTTTAGCAAAGGAGAAAAATTATGCTGAAGAACATTGTAAAGGGTTTTGTTGAAATGATGAACGCGATCAACGAAGGTGCGAAGGAGCCGTTTGGCACGGAGCACATGGATTGGGAGCGCGATGAGATGCAGAACCTTGTCATGTTCCAGGCAGGTTTGCGCTGATGCAGACTTGTGTAAGGAACCGGGGGAGGCCGTGGCGAAAGCTGCGGCTTTCTCTTTTCTCCTTTTTCTTCCGCACGCACTCGACTGAAATACGATTTATATTGGTACAAGGAGATTTTCAAAATGGCTTATCTGGTATGGATTTTGACTGGCATCGCAATTGTTCTGGGTTTTTTACTGGGCCTGTTGCTCGGGAAAACCCACGACTACCGCAAGAAGTCTGTAGGAACATTGCTTGTGGGCTACACCGGTGAGGATGATGACGGTGCTCATTTGTTTTTGAGCATGGACAAGGCGGTGGAAGATATCGAGAACGCAGAGTATGCGATCCTGCGAGTCAAAAAAGTAAAGGCGCGAAATTAACTGTCCGCTTTACGGAGGAAACTCCGAACTTATATTTTTGAAGGGAGAAATTCAAAATGGAACTGAACGAAAGACTGGACAAGGAATTGGAGCGCCGCTTCGAGGACTTGGAGAACCTGAAAACGGGAAGTGACGAGCAGGGCAAAGCGACCGATAACATCGTGAAGCTTTACAAGCTGCGGATGGATGAGAATGAGCAGGAGAACAGCAAGAATGCTGACGAGGACAAGGCTGTACTGGAACGGCACAAGCTTGAACTCGAGGAGCAGAAAGCAAAAGACGATAAGCTCATCCGCATCCTGACGACAGCAACGAGCGTCGGTGTGACGATCGCGGGCTTTGCTGTGGGCAGTCACTGGTACGGCAAGGGCTTCAAGTTCGAGGAGACGGGCACGATTTGTTCGAGCACGTTCAAGGGTCTGATGAGAGACTTTAGATTCTTCAAGAAGTAAGGAGGACTTCGGGGGTCGTGGCAAAAGCTGCGGCCTCTTTTTCTTTTATGCGATACTATACCGAGCCGTCCGAGGAGTGGACGAGATATTACGGCGTGACCTACCGATGCAATCACCCGGTGTACCGGACTTGCACCCTTTATGCAGAGCACGGGAAAGGGCTTTGTGTCATTCAGCAGAGGTTCAATGAGAAAAGCAGGGCAACCTTCTGGGGACCGATCGACCCATGGCTGACCGATAAAATTTACCTGCACGAAGGGTTTCGGGAGTATTTTCTGGAGCACGCAAAACGAAAAAATCAAAATGGATTCTATCCGACGGTCACCGTGCGGCAGCTCATGTGGGCCATCAGGATGAAGCCGATGAAGAAGGAACGGTGGGAGACAGTGTTTGACCGGAGAGAAGTGTAGGCGCGAGAAATACAGGGTGCTTTATGAGGTGATATTTATGTTAAAAGAACTGAAAGAAAAAAGAAATATTCTGGCATGCCACATGGCTGATATGACAGGACTATCACAAAATACAATACGAAAGTACGATGACGGAGAGAAAGTACGTGACGAAAACAAGAAACGAATCGAAACGATGCTCGATGTTATCGAACGAAACGATATTGTGTTTCCTGATAGCTATCATGCGGAATGGAAAGCATACTATAAAGAACTTTATGAACTGGAAGCAAAATGTAAATATTTAGCTATATTGGAGAAACACTCTGATTGGCAATAAGCCAAAGCAAAGAGCTTACGAGAAAATCGTAGGCTCTTCTTTTTTGACGCGAATTTTACAAGCTGCTTTATGAGACGAGTTACGTCTTGACATTTATATTTTGGAGGTATGAACTATGATCAAAATTAACAGAGGTTCTGTAGAAAGCACTGATGGAAGCAAGCGGGCTGATATTATTGTTAAAGCCGCAGCTCCGAATGACCTTAAAGATATCTTGATTGGTGCTGGAACAGTATTGGTAGGAATTACTTACCTTACTGTTACGGCATTCCAAAAGGGCGCAAAGGCATACGAGAGCGCGGAATTTAATGCGTTGGTCGATGTTGGCGTGATGGACGGACAGGATGCAGAAGCGATTTTGAATAGCAAGTTTAAATAAAGAATAAGTAACTCAAAGGCAGGAGCCGTGGAGAAATCTGCGGCTCTTACTTTTTGCTGACGCGAAAATACCTTGCTCTATTATGAGAAAGAGTAAAGGAGGTGAGAGCAATGGAATACCTTCTGGCAAAGAGCGACAGACAGCTCGGCGTTTGCCTGAGAATGCTGTATGACGAAGGATACAAAAACTTGGTTGTCGAAAGCGTGATTAACGCTAAGAACCGAATGGAGTTCCACGTCAAGGTTATGGCAGACGAAGACAGAATAGCGAAGCTGAATGACCGCTACCAGACGTTGATTTCCTAAATCCTACTCTGGAGGAGCAAAAGATCTGAAACATGGTCTTTTGCTTTTGTCCCGTACATGCTATAATGAAACAAAGGGAGGCGAAGGGCATGAGAGTAACATCGCATATGATCGTCCCTGTGAAGAAAAATGGCAAGTGGACGACCTATATCAAAGAGTTTGAGGAAGACATTCCAGATTTGGGACGGCATTGCCTGATGTGCAACTCCTGCGGAGAACCGAGCTACCCCAAATGCATGGAAAAATGTGGTGTTGAACGGGAACGTGTCGAGCGCGAGCAGAAAAAGGCGCAGGAAAAAATAGCCAAGCATAAGGTCGAGATTGATATTTTGGCCGGGCTGGTACGGGATGGTCTGCTGAAGGTGGAAGATGCTGCACCGCGCGTGGAGATGACCGTGGAAGAATTTGAAGCGGCGACAAAAGATTGATATTTTACTGAGAGAGCTTGTGAGAAATCGCAGGCTCTTTATTTTTGCAAAGGAGAATTATTATGTGCGATTATTGCGAACACTCGAAGATTTTTGGCCGGAGAAGCACACATGTCGATGGATGTGGAAAAGCTGTTGTGTTTGGTAGTATCAATAGATCTAAAGATGGAAACAGCTGTTATATTCGAGTGAGGAGAGCACCGGAAAAGGATGATAAGCCTTATGATATTTTTACAATATCTTTGAGATACTGCCCATTTTGCGGCGAAAAGCTTGTCAGCGACCCGATCATCCCGGAAATCACAAACAAAAGCGCTATTGAGATGTATAACCATAAAGCCAATGCTCCGAAAATGAAGTTTTGGCTAAAAGAGGAAGCACGCTATTTGGGAATTGACAACACTGCCGGCGATTTCAAAACGAAAGATTTTTCGACCAAAGAAGAATGCCTGGCGTGGTTGGCAGGGGAAAATACTGCCGCGAAAAATTCTCCTTATCTTATGGGATAAGGCCCAAACAAAGGAGAAGTACGATGGATATTTTGAAGAAGATCTGGAATATGAGCGTAACGGTTGGGCAGGTCATTGCGACCGCAGTGATCGGACTGACAATTGGTCTGGTTATCTGGGTTCTGGTGAGGCTGTTCCGGCCGTCGAAGAACTGAGAATTTAACGGAAACCGGTACACGAATTGATATTTAGCCTTATCTCAGAGAGCTTATGAGAAATCGTAGGCTCTTTTCTTTTTGCCGGACGCGAAAAATACAGGATGCTTTATGGAAGACAGAGGGCTTTCATTGAAAGGAGAAATTACTATGATGAAAGCAATCAAGAACTTTATGAACAAGCAGTGGACTTGGGGAACTTACTTCAAGCTGTGCGGCGTTGTATACGGACTGTATGTTGCAGTCATCGGTGCATTTGTGGCATGGGATAAGTGGCAGGAACACAAGGAACTGAAGAAAATTCAGAAAGCAAATCAGGAAGAATACGAATTCTAAAACGATTCGCCCTCTGCCTTTTTTATTTTTGAGCTATTGAAAGGAGATCCAAAATGGAGGACATTATGCACATTCAATCCGGGTTTCTGCGCAGGCTGGTTTCGGCTGCGGTAGGAAAAGCAATCAGAAAGCAGGGAATTGACGCTGCTGTTCAGCTGAACGACCTTCGGGTAAACTACACAGACAAAACCAAAAAGGTTGGGGTACACTTGGATATTGACGCGGAAATGACGCAGGAAGCGCTGATTGATATTTTGAGCAAGGCCGGAGTGGTATGAAAGGAACGGATTATGAAACTGAACAAAAAGATATTTTCCTACCTGAGCAAACATGGGGCGACCATTCTGTCCATTGCGGCTGCAGCGGGCGTTGTGCTGACCGCTGTTGAGACCGCAAAGGCGACCACGAAGGCACAGAGCCTGATCAACATGAACAAGGATGAGCCGATGACGAAGAAGGAAATCGTCAAGGACTGCTGGAAGTTCTACATCCCGGCGGCAGTTGTTGGTGCAGGCACTATTGCGTGCATTCTGGGTTCAAATGGTCTGAACAAAAAGACGCAGGCGGAGCTGATGGCGGCCTATGTCGCTGTCCAGCAGACCTACAGCAACTATCGCAAGAAGGTTGCGGAGCAGGTAGGCGAAGAAATGGAGCATGAGATTCACCGGAAAGTCGAGGAAGTTCCGCTTGACAAAAACAACGATGCGGTAAAGCTCTTTTATGAGCCGTACACAAAAAGATATTTCAATGCAACCATGGCACAGGTTTACGAAGCTGCCTACATGCTGAACAAGAAGCTGGCTCTGGACGGCGGCGTATCACTCGAAGCGTGGTGTGAGCTGCTCGGGCTCGATTACCGACCGGACCCGGAATCGCGCGGGTGGTGCATTGATCAGATGGTAGAAGATTGGGAATACTGCTGGCTGGATGTGGAATGCGACGAGCAGAAAACCGATGACGGCTTGACAGTATACTATTTCAGTCCGTGGGCAGATCCGGTGAAAGACTGGGAAAATTATGGTCCGAGTCAGACGGCTCCGTTTTGACGCGAAAAATTCAATCGCCATTATGAAGGAGGTGAGACAAATGAGTAAGAAATCGAACATTTGGAAGATTCTTGGCATGACAGGAATGATATTTGGCTTTCTTGGCACAATGCTGCAAGGATACGCTGAAGACAAGGAGCTGGATGCCAAAATCAACGAAGCGGTTGACAAGAAGCTCGCCGAGAGCAACCGGACTGAGGGGCAGTGATGCCTCTCTTTCTTTTTGATATTTGGCGATAACGCGAAAAAATCTCTCTGCATTATGGAAGAAATCCACAAATTGAAAGGAGATTTTATTATGTACGAATACGATAAGGACTTCTGGAGAGCAATCGACGAACTGACATGGAATCAGGTGAAACGGTGTGCGAAAATGGTGGTCGATACTCTGATCGGAGTGATGATTACGATTGGCGTGCAGCCGGTTCGACTGTATGAGTACGTTCGGTATCGTTGGTCGCATCGAGATGAAGTGAAAATCGAATGCGAGGCAAATGAACGCTTCGAACATTTGAAGGTGAGTGGACACATCTGATAGACGAGAGTCGTGGCAAAAAGCTGCGGCTCTTTTCTTTTATATTTTTAGGAGGTAAGAACAATGAAACTCAAAGCATTTGCAAACGCACTCTGGAAGGGCGCAAAACAGCACAGCCCGGAGATCCTTATTGGTCTGGGCATCACAGGAGCGGCATCTTCTGTGATATTTGCAGTCAAGGCGACCCCGAAAGCAATGATCCTGCTTGATCAGAAGAAGCAGGAACTGGGTGTCGAGAAGCTGGAGGCGAAGGAGATCATCAAGACCGCTGCGCCGGTTTATATTCCGACTGCTGTCAGCTTTGGCGTGTCTGTTGCCTGCATTGTCGGTGCAAGCAGCATGAATGCACGGCGCAATGCGGCTTTGACTGCCGCATACACCATGAGCGAAAGTGCCCTGCGTACCTACCGCGACAAGGTGCTGGAGACCGTGGGCGAGGACAAGGAACGCGAGATCCGGCAGGCAGCGGCCATTGAACAGCAGCAGAAGACACCGGAGGCTCAGACTGTTGTTGTGAACAATGCAGCTGGACAGCTCAAGTGCTTCGACTCACTCAGCGGAAGATATTTTACGGCCACCAAAAATCAGATCGACAAGGCGGTCAACGAGTTCAACCGCCAGCTGCGGGATGACATGCGGATCAGCCTGAATGAATGGTATGACCTCGTTGGCCTGGACCAGAACAAGCTTGGCGACATGCTCGGCTGGGACATTGACCGCGGCTACATCGAAACCTGCTACGCGTCCCGGCTGGATGAGGAAGGCATGCCGTGCCTCGTCGTGAATTATGTGGAGCCTCCGCACTACATTGGCGTGTGAGACGCGAAAAATTCACCCTGCTTTATGGAACCAAGAAGGTTCACATTAAGAACAAATCTTGAAAGGAGATTTTATTATGGACGAAATGAACAACATGAACGAGGTTACTACCGAGGAGACTTTTAATGAGATGGCTCCCGTGGTTACGGAGAACAATGAGGTGAAACCTGAGGAGAATAACTCTGGTATCAACACCTGGGCGGGCGTTGCCGCTGCTGTTGGTGTGTTGACGATCGGTGCAATTGGCGCTGGCATCGCAAAACACAAGGCAAAGGCAAAAGCTGAGCCCAAGGTTGAGAAGGAGCAGAAGCCGAAGAAGCACTTCCATTTCCGTAAGCCGTGGGAGATCACGGAAGACGAACCGGATGTGATTGACGCAGAGTTCAATGACGTTACGGAAGAACCTGAAAAGGAAGAAAACTAATGTGAAAGGTTCAGGCGAGAGCCGTGGAGAAATCTGCGGCTCTTACCTTTTTATTTTGAAGGGAGAACCCCAATGGCCGAAATTAAATTACCCACGAACTCGATCACTTCCGGCAATGCGGAAAAGCATGAAAAGAAGTTTGAAAAAGTGACCACCGGCAAGATCGTGACCAAGGAGAAAAATGATATTCAGAAGGTGGCCTCCATGTTCATCGCCGAAGACCTGAAGACCGTGCGCGACCATATCGTTAAAGATGTGGCCGTACCGAAGATGCGGGACTTCTTTGCAGACCTGATGATTGCGACCGTCAACATGATATTTCATGGCGATGACCGTCCGCGCAACAACTACAATAATTACGCCCAGCCGAGCCGCGTTTCGTACAACCGATATTCTGACAACCGGAATTCCAACACGAATCGTCCGGTAGCGGCACAGATCAACTATCAGGACATTATTTTCTCGTCCCGGGGCGATGCAGACGAAGTGCTCAATCAGATGATCGATGCGTTGGCAACCTATAACTGCGTCTCCGTGGCCGACCTGTATGATCTGGTGGGCATGACCTCGAACTACACGGATAACAAATATGGCTGGTACGACTTGCGTACCGCATACATTCAGGGCGTTAGCGGCGGATACGTCATCCGCCTGCCGAAGCCGGTTGCACTGAACAACTAAACGAAAGGAAAGATATTTATGAAAATGAACGAAATGATGTCGAATGTCAGTCGCTTTGCAGCAAAGGCAAAGTTCAAAATCGGCAAGCACAGCCCCGAGATCCTGATGGTGTGCGGCGCTGTTGGCGCTGTCACCAGTGCAGTTATGGCCTGTAAGGCGACCCTGAAGGTCAATGATATTCTGGCTGCCCATCAGTCCAGCGTGGCAACCATTCACGATGTGCAGGATGGCAAGGCTGCAATCAAAGAAGGCGCTGAGTACACCGAAGAAGATGCCAAGAAGGACCTGACCACCGTTTATGTGCAGACTGGCGTGAAGCTCGTGAAGCTGTATGCTCCTGCTGTCATTCTGGGCACCCTGTCTCTTGGCTGCATGGTTGGCTCCAACCACATCCTGCAGAAGCGCAATGCGGCTCTGACCGCTGCTTATGTCACGCTGGATAAAGCATTCAACGAGTATAAAGGCCGTGTTTCTGAGCGCTTCGGCGAGCGCGTGCAGCATGAGATCGAGCATGGCGTGAAGGCGGTCGAAGTGGAGTCCAAAGTCGTCAATGAGGATGGTACCGAGGAAACTGTCAAGTCCTATACGGATGAAGCGGATGGCGTGCATTCGCCTTATGACCTGATTTTCGATGAGATGATTGACCGTTGGGAAGCAGATGCTCACTACAACAAGATGGTCCTGACCCAAATCGAAAGTCAGGCAAACAATGTTCTGCGAAACCGTGGCTATCTGTTCCTGAACGAAGTCTATCATATGATTGGTCGTTACAGCAGCGGTGAGTCAATCTACACTCCGCAGGGTCAGATCGTTGGCTGGCTCTATGATCCGAACAATGAGTCGCTGCAGAACTGCGTGAAGTTCGGTCTGGATAAGATGCAGGGTGACCGCTCTGTCGTGCTCCACTTCAACATCGATGGTCCCATCATCGACAAAATCTGATTGATATTTTTGGAGGATTCGCTATGACCAGAGTCGTAAGAACTTTGTCTTATGTGTTCGCTGCCATGGCCGGAGTCTGCTTCGTCTCTGGTCTGGCTGTCCTTTCTGAGTGAGGGATATTTGTATGAGCAGTTTGGAAAACATGTTCCTGTTTCTGGACTACCTGACCGATACCCAGCGAAAAAGACATATTGTTGGCGGTGTCCTGATGAGCGTGTCCCTCTTTTTTGGAGGGCTTGCATTCACTATGATGACTGTCAAAGAAGGAGATTCCAATGAAAAACTGGATTCGTGATATTTTACTTGTTGGCGCTGGCTTTGCGGCTGGCGCTTATTTCATGCATGTCCGGATGCGTGAGGAGTACCAGAAGTTTGCTGATGCTCAGATCGAAGATGTCCGTGAGCATTACAAGAAAAAAGAGCAGCACATTGACGAACAGATCAAAGCTGAAGCTCAGAAGCAAGCCGTTGACCTGATTTCAGGTCCGTATCGTCAGGAAAGTGACCCGGAAAAGCCTGACAAAGCGCCCTTTGAGCCTATCGAGATCATCGAACCGGATGAATTCGGCTGCGATGACGACTACGAGACCAGCTTTCTGACTCTGTTCGCAGATGGTGTGCTGGCATACGACAGCGACGGCAGCAAGGTGGATGACGTTGAAGCGGTCGTCGGCCAAAAGACGCTGGATTCTATCGGCAAGTTCATGCCTGACGGTATCCATGTCCGCAACCACACCTATCGCAAGGACTTTGAAGTGGTAAAGGCGCTCCAGAATTACGCAGATGTGTATCCGGAGCGAGAAGAGGAGGACTATGACGATTAACGAGATGAAAGCCGGCATCGAAAAAAGATATTTCGAGTGGCTTTACGAGCTGGTTTGCGGAAAGTGGGAGCCGAGAAATCTCTCTTTTCGTAGACTGCTGACCTTTCTGTATGACACGCAGTTCGTCCCGGACAATGAAATGGACTGTAATCGTGCGGTAGATGGGGAAAATCTGCGGGGGCGTTTTGCTGCTGAATGCATTGATATTCCCGGAGCTATCCCTGAGAACAACGTGTCTGTGACTTTTCAAGGCAAGCCTTGCAATATGCTCGAAATGATGGTTGCGTTGGCCCTTCGCTGCGAAGAAACCATCATGGAAGATGCAGATATTGGCAACCGGACTGGGCAGTGGTTCTGGAGCATGATTGTCAGTCTCGGTCTGGCTTCCATGGATGACAACCGATTCCATCAGAGCAGGGCAGAGTTCGTGATCGAGCGCTTCCGCCGCAGAGACTATCAGCCGAATGGGGCCGGTGGCCTGTTCACGTTGCAGAACCCAAAAGAAGACATGCGTACGCTGGATATTTGGTATCAGATGATGGCGTACCTGAATGAAAATGATATTTGAGGAGGATTTTGTTATGGAAACCAATATTTACTATCAGCTCGCTCAGACCGAATGTGTGCTCGACCGTTACAAGGCAAAGCTGTTCAAGAAGAACCTGCTGCTGGCCGGGATGGCCGTGCTCGTTTACATGTCGGCGAAGGCTCTGACCGTTGCAACCAAGAAGGTTGTCGAGGTTCAGAAGGAACGCGACGAACTGGCCGAAAAGCACGACAAAGTCCTGTACGAACTGAACCAGATGAAGAAGACCAACGATTGATATTTACCTCGAAGAAAGGAGGAAATTGATTGCCAATGATTGATTTCCTTTTCATTGCCCGCAGGACGGGTAAACACGGGGTGATTGAGATCTATCCCAAACTTATCATCAAGCATTCGAAGGACTTGATGATTCGCGGCGGGGACTTTTACGCAATTTGGCTAGAAGAACGCGGTCTCTGGTCTACGGACGAACAGGACGCGCTTCAGCTCATTGACCGGGAGTTGGACAATTATGCAGAGACCCATAAGGCAGACTTTGACAACTATCGGGTGCTGCACATGTGGGATGCAGAGTCTGGCATGATTGATATTTGGCACCGGTATTGCCAGCGTCAGATGCGGGATTCATTCGTTATGCTTGACGAGAAATTGATATTTTCCAACACCGAGGTGAAGAAGGAAGACTACGCATCGAAGCGCCTTCCGTATCCGCTGGAGCAGGGAAGCATCAAAGCATGGGATGAGCTGATGAGCGTTCTGTATGCGCCGGATGAGCGGATGAAGATCGAGTGGGCCATCGGGGCCATCGTGAACGGGGATTCGAAGAAGATTCAGAAATTTATGGTGATGTATGGCGCGCCGGGTACGGGTAAATCGACGGTCATCAACATCATCCAGAAACTGTTCGCTGGATATTACTCGGCCTTTGATGCGAAGGTGCTGGGCTCATCCTCGAATGCCTTTGCGCTGGAAGCCTTCAAAGCGAACCCTCTGATTGCAATCCAGCACGATGGCGATCTGAGCCGCATCGAAGACAACACCCGAATCAACTCGCTAGTATCCCATGAATCCATGACCGTTAATGAAAAGTTCAAGTCTGCCTACGAGAATCGCTTCAAATGCTTCCTCATCCTCGGTACGAATAATCCCGTGCGCATCACCAACGCGAAGTCGGGTATCGTCCGTCGTCTGATCGATGTTGAGCCCACCGGCAACAAGGTGCCTGCCAAGAAGTACGAGGAACTGGTCTCGCAGATTGACTTTGAGCTGGGTGCCATCGCGTGGTATTGCCGGAATGTCTACGAGAATAACAAACATGCCTATGACGATTATATTCCCATTCGCATGTTGAGCGCTTCGAATGACATGTACAACTTTATGGAAGACAGCTACTACGTCTTCAAGAAGGAAGATGGCGTATCTTTGCAGGTGGCTTGGGAAATGTACAAAAATTTCTGCACGAGCACGAATGTTCCGTACATGAGTTCCCGGCGAGTATTCAAGGAAGAACTGATGAACTACTTCCGCGATTACAAGGAGCGGGTCAACACGGACAGTGGCGAGCGCATCCGAAGCTACTACAGCGGTTTCAAGACGGAAAAGTTCGAGAAGAAATCGGACTTTGGTGCGCCAATCCCCGAAAAGCAGGCATCTTGGATCGACTTTAAGGTGCGGCATTCGGTTCTGGATGATATTTGTAAGGACTGTCCTGCACAATACGCAAAAGAAAACGGCACACCAACCGACTACTGGGAAAACGTAAAGACGAAGCTGTCGGACCTCGATACGAGCAGGCTGCATTATGTCAAGGTGCCCGAGAATCACATCGTCATCGACTTTGATATTCCGGGAGAGGATGGCAAAAAGTCCTTTGAACGAAACCTCGAAGCGGCAAGCAAGTGGCCGAGAACCTATGCAGAACTGAGCAAATCTGGCGCAGGAATCCACCTGCATTATATTTACTCCGGCGATGCATCGAAGCTCAGCAGAATCTACGACGAGCACATCGAGGTCAAGGTCTTTACCGGTAAGAGTTCACTCCGAAGAAAGCTCTCAAAATGCAATGATATTCCGGTAGCGTCCATCAGCTCCGGTTTACCAATGAAGGGAGAAAAAATGGTTAGCACTGATCGTGTCCAGAGCGAAAAAGGACTGCGCATCATGATTATGCGCAATCTGAACAAAGAAATTCATCCCTATACCAAACCGTCCATCGACTTCATCTACAAAATCCTTGAGGACGCCTACAACAGTGACCTCACCTATGATGTGGACGACATGCGCAACGCAATTCTCGGGTTTGCGGCTTCCAGCACGAATCAGGCAGACGCTTGCCTGAAAATCGTATCCAAGATGCACTTTAAGTCCAAAGAGCCTACCGTAGCAGTAACTTATGAAGCACCCATCGTGTTCTTTGACTGTGAGGTGTTCCCGAACCTGCTTCTGGTCAATTGGAAGTTCCAGAGCAAGCCGGACAAAGACGAACCGACAGTCTACCGGCTGATCAACCCCAGTGCAGATGATATTGCAAAACTTTCGCAGTATCGGCTGATCGGCTTCAATAACCGTAAGTACGATAACCATATTCTCTATGCCCGTATGATCGGGTGGTCAGTTGAGGCAATTTACAACCTGTCTCAGCAGATCATCAACGACCATACAGGCTTTTTCGGTGAGGCATACAACTTCTCGTATACGGATATTTACGACTTCAGCGCCAAGAAGCAGAGCCTGAAGAAGTTCGAGATCGAGCTTGGTATCCATCATCAAGAGCTCGGACTACCCTGGGATCAGCCTGTGCCGGAAGAAAAGTGGGAAGAAGTTGCACGGTATTGCGACAACGATGTTCTGGCGACAGAAGCGGTGTTCAATGCTCGGCAGGCAGACTTCGTTGCCCGGGAAATTCTGGCAGATGTGGCAGGTATGACGGTCAATGACACGACCAACAGTCTGACTACGCGAATCATCTTTGGGAAGGAGAAGCATCCGAGACTGGTTTATACCGACTTGGCGACAGGCGAATCAGATGATCTGGTCGAGGTGGAGCCTGATATTCTCACCAAGAATAACTATCTCAATGCCTTTCCTGGATACGAGTGGGTCAAGGGCGATGATGGCCGGATGCACAATATGTTCCGTGGCACCGATTTGGGCCTCGGCGGCTATGTCTATGCAGAACCCGGCATGTACTGGAATGTGGCTCTGCTGGACGTGGCTTCTCTGCATCCGCACTCTGCTGTCGCCCTTAACTACTTTGGTGAGTACACCAAGAACTTCAATGACTTGATGGATGTTCGTATCTATGTCAAGCACAAGGAGTATGACAAGGCCAAGAAGCTGTTTAACGGCAAACTGGCCAAGTATTTGGACGACCCCAAGCAGGCTAAGGCATTGTCCCAGGCACTGAAAATCGCCATCAACTCCGTGTACGGTCTGACCAGCGCGACCTTCGATAACCCGTTCCGCAATCCTAAAAATGGCAACAACATTGTGGCCCTGCGTGGTGCTCTGTTTATGCGTACTTTGCAGGATGAGGTTCAGCAGCGCGGATTCACCGTGGCGCACATCAAGACGGATTCCATCAAGATCCCCGATGCGACGCCGGAAATCATCGAATTCTGCATGAAATTTGCAGAGAAGTACGGCTACACCTTTGAGCACGAGGCAACATACGAGAAAATGTGCCTTGTGAACGATGCAGTGTACATTGCCAGATATTTGGATGCAGACCAATGCCATAATAAGTATGGCTATGTGCCAGAGAAAAACGGTGAGCACAGCAGAGAATGGACGGCGACCGGCACCCAGTTCCAGATTCCGTATGTGTTCAAAACACTGTTCTCGCATGAGCCGGTGGTGTTTGCAGATCTTTGCCAGACGAAGACGGTTTCCAAAGGGGCAATCTATCTGGATAAGAACGAAGACCTGCCCGAAGGCGAGCACAATTATATTTTTGTTGGCCGTGTGGGCTCGTTCTGTCCCATCAAACCCGGATGTGGTGGTGCTGTACTGCTGCGCGAGTCTGGCATTAATGATGTTGGCGAGAAAACTTATGCAGCAGTTGGCGGTTCCAAGGGTTACCGCTGGCTCGAAAGCGAGATGGTTCATGAGCTTCAGATGGAGAAGGACATTGACCGTTCTTACTTTGACAAGATGGCCGATGATGCTGCGGACGCCATTGCGAAATACGGCGACTTTGAGCGGTTCGTGGCAGATGACGCCGGTGAACCGCCTTGGCAGAAGCCGGACATGCCCTGGGATGATGTTCAGGACGAAGCGGCAAGAAATTTTGAGGTGAGATAAATGACGACTTTGTATGATGCGAAAAACAATAAAATCGGCATCATCGACTCTTTCGATGTGTTAAATGGTAATCTCCTTGAGATTGTTCTTATCAATGGGTGCACGATGCATTTTGCTCCGGGCGACATCATTCGGGATGACCCGTATGGCTGGCATATTCGCTACGGTAGCTACGACAAAGTTCCTTGCAAACATTCTCGTCAGTCCACTGAACGTGCCAAAAAGAATGATATCGTGCGGTTTGGCATGTGTAATGTCAGCATCCGCAAAGTTATCTTCAACGACCCGGCAACCATTGTCCTGTGGTCGGATGGCAGCAAGACCGTTGTGAAGTGCGGCCCTGAGGATACCTATGATATGGAGAAGGGGCTCGCTATGGCTATCGTGAAGAAGATGGCGGGCAATGACAACCGCTTCCATAAGGTCTTCAAGCAGTATCCCAAGAAGAAAAAGAAGGAACCGGGTTCGGTTGGCTCTATCACGGATATGATGGCCGGTTTGAAACAGGCTGCGGCAATCGCAACTAAGACCGTGCATGAGCTTGCCCATATCGCTGCAAGCAAGGCTGAGCGGGGTGAGTGAACGTGAAGTGCCCCTTTCAAAAATACGAAAGTGAATACTCGGGCGAAAAAGGTCAGTTCATGGATTGCTATGAGAAAAACTGCATGGCATACCGCCCAAAGAAAGAGCTGGCCGGTGGAGCGACACTCGAGGCTGGCTGTCGGCTGATCGATGAGTATGTTGAGCACTCTACACCATTCAACAACTACAACACATTATAAATAAGGTAAGGAGATTGATATTTATGTACCAGAAGCGTCAGAAAGTCAATATTGACGATACGAGATTCATTTACACTACCAACTTTTCCGGTGATCCTGCCCGTGACCGCTTTGGTTCGGATAAGCGCCGTGTCAACGTTGTGATCCCGACCGTTGCACAGGCCATGGACATGAAGGCGATGGGCATCAACGTCAAGGAGACCCACCCGAACCCCAACTATACTTATGATGAGCCGTTTGTGCCGACTTACTATGTCCCGGTCACCGTCAATGTGGACTCCAAGTGGCCGCCGCATGTTTACTGGATCACTCTGCAGGGCAAGCGCCTGCTGTGCACGCCGGAGACCATCGGCCAGCTGGACTTCATCCGCGTCAAGAATGTCTGCTGTCAGGCAAATCTCGTCGAGAAGCGCAACGCTCCCGGCGAGTACACCCTGTATGCAGATGTGATGTATGTGGAGCAGGCCCCTGACAACGACCCGTATGCAGAACGCTATGCCCAGGTGGCCGAACCCGATTATCCGAACGATATGCCGTACTAATTGATATTTCCGAGTGCCGGGGTCAGTCCTCGGTTGAATGCTCCAGCCGGTGAGTGCCCACGTCGCAAATGGCGTTCTCAGAGGAAACGGCTCGGTTTTATATTTTGAGAGAGCTTGTGGTGTAGCGCAGGCTCTCTTTTATTTTGGGTCAGTAGCTTAGTCAGGTTAAAAGCCGGCAGCTCATAACTGCTTGATCGCGGGTTCAAATCCTGCCTGACCCACCATGGCGCTATGCCTATTACAATAATGTAAGGAGAAAACATTATGAATGTAAAAGAAATCGTTGACTACATGATAAAGGAGGGCACCGAAAGCACCAATTACGGCGCTTGGAACTTTGGGCTGGAAAGTGATTTGGCAGATTTTTCAGAGATGTCTATTGAATGGCTGCGCAAGCATCAGGATGAAATCTATGATGAACTTCTCGAAAGGGAAGAAGTAGCTGAGGTCACCGAGTACGAAGAAGATGGCGTGCACATCTTCGACATCTGCTTTTACAGAAGCTTTTGTCCGAATATCTGGGATGATTAACGGAGGAATGTCATGAAAAATCCAATCAACTGCCACCTTTGCGGAAAATGCATTCCTAAGCCCGCAAACGGTCAGATATATTGTGAAGAATGCAGAAAGAATCTCTATAAGGAAAAACAACGGAATTTTTATGAAGCCAGGAAGCAGAAAAAACAAAAAAGTAATAAGCCGTCTCTGTCGGACATCATGCATGAGGCCACCAAAGAAGGCTTGCAGTATGTGGCATATTGTAAGAAACATGGATTGTATTGAACGAATAAACGCGAAAAAACCGTAGTCCTTTATGAAGGGAGATGGTTTGAATGACCAGACAGGTTTATATTTATGGACTTGGTGGAGCAGACAAAATGTACAAGGTGTTGGCTTACCATTTCATTACGGAGGAAGATATTACGATTACCAACATCGTATATCAGGCTTCTATGCTGAAGGCGAGGAACCCCAGCGTAGAGACAGTATACGCGATTGATAATTATCCTGGACTGCGGAGTGATTGTAAGGCGAGCATGTACAAGAGTACAATTGAAAACTGTGCCATTTTCAAGAACATACTGGAGATGCAAGGAGTTCAAATCTACTGACAAAGCGAGGAGCTGCAGAGAAATCTGCGGCTCTTTTCTTTTTATGGAGGTACTGCTATGGCATACAGATATCGAGTCTGGAAAGTTTTTGAGTATCAGGGCGAAGAAATATTCGCGTACACTTTGCCGGATGAATCCCCTGAGGAGGAAGAAGCAACGATTAGACTGCTTGCATATGAGCGTCGATGCAGGCCGGAGTCGATTCATATTCACAAAGAAATGAGGCGAACATTTTGGCAGGAGTAAAACTCTATGACTACCAGTTGGATGCGGTCAACCGGATGAAAAACGGCGGCATTCTGTGCGGTGGCGTGGGCAGTGGTAAAAGTCGGACGGGTCTGGCGTACTACTACATCAAAAATGGAGGACAGGTCAACACCAAACGCTATGTAAAGATGCATGACCCTCCGCAGGATTTGTACATCATCACAACGGCACGCAAGCGAGACACCCTTGAGTGGGAAGAAGAAATGATTCCTTTCATGATGACAACGGACGAGAGTGTTCGAATGTATAAGCATAAGGTCGTGGTGGATTCCTGGAACAATGTTCACAAGTATATTGGAGCGAAAGACGCCTTCTTTATATTTGACGAACAGCGTGTCGTTGGAGATGGACAGTGGGTGAAGTCATTTCTGAAAATCACGAAGGAAAACGATTGGATTCTCCTGAGTGCTACTCCGGGCGACTGCTGGACAGATTATATTCCCGTGTTTGTTGCGAACGGGTTTTATAAAAATCGCACGCAGTTCAAAAATGAGCATATTGTCTACTCGCGATTTTCAAAGTTTCCGAAAATCGACAGATACATCAACACCGGAAGACTTGTGCGATTACGTGACAGGATTCTGGTGGATATGGACTTCAAGCGGCCGACGACGCCACATCATGAGACTGTCTATGTTGATTTTGACCGTGCAAAGTATAAGGAAATCCATAAGTCTCGCTGGAATCCTTATGAGAACCGACCCATCGAAACTGCAAGCGAGTTTTGTTATCTGTTGCGGAAGCTTGTAAACACAGACCCGAGCAGACAGCAAGAGGTGCTTGATATTTGCATGACACATCCGAGAGTCATCATCTTCTATAACTTCGACTATGAGCTGGATATTCTCATGAACCTGCCATACGACAATGGTGTGGAAGTTGCGCAGTGGAACGGTCATAAACATCAGCCGATACCAGACGGGAAGAAATGGGTCTACCTTGTTCAGTACAATGCTGGGGCTGAAGGTTGGAACTGCATCAAGACTGACACCATTATATTTTACTCTCAGAACTACTCCTATAAGGTCATGGAGCAGGCGTCTGGACGTATTGACCGGTTGAACACGCCATATACGGATTTGTGGTTTTATCATTTGAAGTCACGGGCGGGCATTGATCTGGCAATTGGTAGAGCCTTGAACGACAAAAAGAAATTCAATGAGAGAAAATTTTATGGAGCGTGATATTTATGGCTTATGAAAAATGTCCTGGCTATCTGAAGAATGGACGATGCAAAGGGAATAATCGGGCATGTCGTGTTACTAAGGAAGGAATCGAAAGTTGGTTTGACGAAACGTTTAAGCCAATTGACGTGCTCGATGTATGTCAGGAACAATCCATATTTGGAAATAGTTTCTTTACCATCTCCGACGAGGATGTTCAGGCATTAAAATCCGGAAAAATTCTGTTCGTAAGAGGAGAATACGGGATTTTCCTGAAATACGAAGGGAGGCAGAACGATGTGCAACCCGTCGAAAAAGACAATTAAGAAGATCGAGCGTATGCTGGAGAGCCGATGCAAAAGAGTCGAGAGGTTCAAAAAGACTCGTCAAAGCTCCACTACAGCAAATTATATAAACAAGGAAGTGACCGAACTAGGATTTCAGGCGGTGCTTCAAATTCGTGGATGTGGCGAATTCATTGGTGTCGAGCTTATGAAAAAGCGAGAGGATACCTATACGTATGGCTGGTTCCTCATTCGTTCGCCGAAGCAGATTTGGGGGAGTTTGAAATGACAGATGAAGAATTGCTCGACGTTTATGTAGCGATGATTGCTGGATATGTCAAGACCGACAAGATGGCGGCCGCTATCTTGGAACGTTCCGATGTGGATGACGAATTTCGTACATTCCTGGCCGCGCTTTACAAGGCACTCGAGCTGCAGCGAAAAATTTCAAAGGAGAAAAAAGAAAAATGATTAAAGATTCTGGAGATCGTACTGAGTTTGAAACCGGTGCAAAGCGTGATATGCATACAGGAAAGGGTAGGATGGATCTTCTGCCTTGGTACGGCATCATGGAAGTCAGCAAGCATTGCGAGGAGGGTGCTCTGAAGTATGGTGAGCACAATGTAGACAAGGGCATTCCTCTCCACTCTCTGCTGGACAGTGCTGCTCGGCATCTGGCAAAGTACATGGTTGGCATGGATGACGAGGACCACCTGCGCGCTGCCTGCTGGAATCTGCTCTGGGCTTTGAATCAGCGGGTGACGCACCCGGAGTTGGATGATCGTTATGAGATCAAGATGAAAGAAGCATTGGAGGATGAGTCGCTTATCACACTTGTCTGTAGTTCCTGTGGTATGCATTTTGAAGCGCCGACCGAGTGGTGGGTCCGCAAAAGATCACAGTATACCAATATTCCAGACGGAGCGATGACGACTTGCCCTCATTGTGGGAATGTAACAATCGTTCGGGAGGTAAAATCCGATGAATGATTGGATGCGCGAAGTGGACTATGCGACCTACTGCCCGAAGTGCAAGAACTTCAAGGTGCTGGAGACAGACGAGCCGTGCAACGAGTGCCTGACGGAGTGTGCGCGGGAAGGCAGCAAGAAGCCTGTGAAGTTCGAGGAGAAGACGCGAAAATAACGGCCTCTGTTATGAGATGATTGGTCTCATAATTATATTTTGGAGGTATGAACTATGATCGTTTTGAACATCAAATGCAAGAATCATGAGGAAATGCTCAACGGCGGATATACGTATGAGCAAATTGCCGAAGCTTGTGGCGTTCCGAAGTCCACGATTTACGATGCTCTGAACAAATAAGGTCGAAAGGAAGAAAAAATTATGGTTCGTTGTTTCATTACTACGGTCGATAATCCTTATGATCCGCACGACCAGTTCGATCAGTGGTATCGTTTTGACTGTGACCACGGCTACAACTCCTGCGGGCTCCTTGCGCGGCTCGCGTACACCTCGGATCAGCTGTCTGATAACGAAAATGCTTATGAAATTGAGCAGGCAATCGATCAAATTATCAAAGCTGATCCTTTGAACCTGTACCGGAAGGTCAAAAAGACCCTTCCCGACAGTGAAAACGGTGACAACGCTGCTTAAACAGAACGTTTAGACAGGGGGAGGGGGTCTGAAAAATCCACCCCCTCCCTAAATCGCGCCGGTCTTTGATATTTCCCCGGAGGTAAAATTGATATTTGGGCTTTGGGTGTAGACAGAGCCGGGTATTGGATTTTCTGCTCTGATTGTTTTGGCAATCAGAGCTTTTGTAAGGGCTTATGGGATAGTGTTCTGACACCTCCTTTCAAATGGCTTGCTTTTTGGGTTTTACGGCATCATGATTTCTCCTTTACCTTCATGAAAACATTCTCTCTAACAGCTCCCATAAGCCTTTACAAAAGCTAAAAGTGCAGAAAAGTATTGCAAAAGTCGTTCAAAGTCAACGCAAAGTGCTCAAAAGCGGCACGAAAGTTAATAGAAGTGACGATAAACCCGTACGAAAGAGAATAAAAAGACAAAACTCGAAAAGAGGATGACGATGAAATTTCGAAAGAAGCCTGTTGTGATCGAGGCATTTCAGCTCGGCATCGACAATATGCCGGACTGGTTCACGGATGCCGTTGCGAAGAATGACATCATTCTGCACGGACAGAGTTCCGGCTTTTATCACGCACATGATACGAATGCCGACATTAAAACGCTTGAAGGCTGGCATCATGCGAATTATGGCGACTATGTGCTCCAGGGAATCAAGGGTGAAATTTATCCCTGTAAGCCTGATATCTTCGAGAAAACATATGAGGCGGTTACCCGGTAACACGGATCCGCCCGAAAGGAATGAAAACGCATGAAGACAAGAAAGGTCTCATCTGGCGAGGATGTCGGAATGCGGCCGGCATTGTCTCCGGAGGCGAGAGAGAACCAGATGATCTCTCTGGCAATGGATCTGGTTGAAAAGCGGCTGCGGGAAGGCACTGCTTCCTCGGCCGAGACGACCCATTTTCTGAAACTGGCTACATTCAAGTCAGAGCTGGAGAAAGAGAAGCTGGAAGAAGAAAACAAACTTCTGCGGGCAAAGACCGAAGCACTGCAGGCGGCGAAGAACACCGAAGAAATATATGCCGAAGCCATCAAGGCCATGCGGGTGTACAACGGACAGGACGAGGAGAACGACGGCAATGACTGGACTTGAGAAAGTTTGCTTCTGGCTGATGGCAGCACTGCCGTGGCTTCAGCTGGCGTGTATTCTTACGGACCGAGAACAACCAACAAGCAAGCGGTACTGGTGGTATCTGCCTCCGAGTATTCTGTCGCTTCTGACGGCCATCGCGGTTGGACTCCCAAGGATCATTGATAAGCGGATCGGCGGGTTCGGATGCTGGTGTACACTGATTTTTACATTTGCGTGTGCTTGCCATGACGAAGCGGGAGGCCTTGAGAACCTGCATGGCAAACTGATCCGTATTTCAATGATCTGCACGGCATTTGCCATGGTCTGCTGGTGTATGGGGTACTGAGCGGATGAGCAGGAAGACATACTCTGAGCTTTGCCAGTATGCAACATTTGAAGACCGCTTCCATTATTTGCAACTGCATGGTGCTGTTGGACAGGACACCTTTGGATTTGACCGATATCTGAATCAGGACTTCTACCGATCAAGAGAGTGGAGGGCGTTCCGGGACAGAATCATTGTGCGGGATGGCGGATGCGACTTGGCGTGCCCGGACCACGAGATCATGGACTGGGTGATACGGAACGGCAAGCCCATAAGACCACGCATTATTATCCACCACTTGAACCCGCTGACGAAAGAGGACGTGCTGGAGCACTCGGACGCGCTGCTTGACCCGGAGAATGTGATCTGCGTGAGTGACCGGACGCACAAGGCCATCCACTACGGGGACGACACGATCCTGAAGCCCGTGTATACGGAACGAAGACCGGGCGACACCTGCCCGTGGAGGAAATGAACACGCCAATTGACACTTTTCACAAGATACTTGTTATATAATTGTACGAGTAACAGAAAGGAGAAAATTGACATGCACCAGATAAGAGACTATAATATTATAAAATATATGGACTCTATCGTAGGAGGATGCCAAATGACTCTTGATGGAATTTTAAGCCCTTATAAAAAGTGCAAGAAATACTCGTTGAGTGCGGATGTTGCAGAGTATCTCAAGTACATTGGTGAAAAGCCTTTTTACATTGCGCCTTCATTTAGCGATGTGAAAACAGACCCTAAACTGTCTAGCCTAAAACCAAAGTTTGTGCTGCTTTCAGCTCCTGGAGCAGCCGGAAAGAGTGCGCTGGCAAAATATATCGCATATAAGTTTGACGCAATTTATTGGAACCTTGCAAAAGTGAAAGTCGGCACGAATAGCTTTGCAGGTTCAATTATCAGCGCTGTTGATGCTCCTAATTATTCTAACTTTATTGCCGATTTGAACTCAGGTAATGTGTTACTGGTAATTGATGCTTTTGACGAAGCAGAAATAATTTCCGGAAGAAAGATGCTGGATAGTTTTATCGCAGATATTAGTAAGAATCTTTCGTGTCATCAACTTCCGACAGTATTTTTACTGGCAAGAACTGAAACTGCACAATATTTGGCTTCCTTCTGCGCTGAAAATGGGATTGCGGTAGCACACTACGAAATTGGATTCTTTGGTGAAGAAAACGCAAAGGAGTTCATCGTTGAAAGCATTGCAGGGGAAAAAGTCCCGACAGCACCTGATCGCGAGTGTGCTGATAAATATTATAGCGTAATCAAGGGCAATATAACGAAAGACGAATGTGCGTCGTTTCTTGGATATGCACCTGTTTTGGAGGCGATTTCCGCCCACATTAAGTCTTGTCCGAACCGTCAAAAAATGATTAGTGGCCTTTCTAATCAGAAAGACTGTGTGTCAATCATTACGAAAATAATGGAGGATTTATTGTCTAGAGAGCAGGTTGAAAAAGCTATTCCTGCTTTTAGAGAACGCTGTGCTAGTTTACATCCGGAGTTTAACGATTGGGATAAGGTTTATTCAGCTGAAGAACAGCTTGTAAGAGTTATTTATTACATTCTCTTTCAGGATTGTTCTTATAAAAACTATCCGTTGAACTTTTTGCCGCCTCAATTGGTAGATGAGTATCAATCTTTACTCGATACTTTCTTACCTCAGCATCCGTTTGTACGGAATAGTGTCAAAGAGGAAAATGCATCTGTTGATTTTACGGGGCCCGCATTTAGAGATTACGCACTGGCAAAAATTATCCTGAATAAAGATCACGAAACATTGGCGGATATGTACTTTGAATATTCGCAGAGTCAGTCCTATTTTCCGTCCCAGATTTTCTTTGACTGCTATATGCAGATTAGCAAGCGACAGATTTTCCCCAGACATATTTCTTATGTTTACGACTCTTTCAAGGCAAAGGCAACTGCATATGAGAGACCGTATTTGGAATGTTCAGAGATTCTCGGCAGTGAAACGGAAGATATGGAGTATGCAGCAGTTTTTGGTATGATGCCGGCCAAGAAGCAGGCGACAAAACGGGAAGATTATATAGCTAATATTGCTGTAATGGATGAGCCCTTGAAGTTTGAACAGCTCGTAAATGTTTCAATTGATGCGCCTGACATGGAAGTTTCAGTTGGCCGGGACGGGGTTGATTCTCGTATCTACAATTCCTCCATTGTATGCAGGAAAATCAATTGGGGAACTAAGCATATCAGTATTGAGTCTTATGCGCCTGAAGCAAGTCTTCTGGTTGCCCATGATGGTTTTTCGGGCGAACCGACGATGATTGAAATTGTAAAAGCGGACGATTTCAAGGTCACCGCACCAAACATCAATGCATATTATTCATTGATTCCCTACAAATATGATTTCGAGGACGCAGCACACTTTGATATTATAAAGTTTATTCATGGGATGCGGTGTATCTTCATTGAGTTTAGAACTCACAGAAAGGATACGCTGGCTAAATCTGCAGAGCGAATTGAATTTGTAACTGTTGGAAACAGTACAATAAAGCGTCAAATCTTAAGCTATTTGAAGGATTGCGGGATAATCTATGAATCAGCTCATCTTTACAAGATAGATGAGGCTAAAATGCAGGAAAAGCGTATTTTCTTTAATGCGCTGGCGCGAATGGATACGCAATTGATGAATACTGCTTTTTCCGATTTTTGTGAATGGCTTCAGAATAATAATTGATTTTTCAACAAAAGCGCACTGGCTTAACAGCTGGTGCGCTTTTTCTTTTGAAAAGGAGAAAATTCAAAATGAACAAGAGCGATTTTATGATCTATGCACGACAGCTGGTGGCAGACTACTTTAATGAGCACGCGGACCCGACCAGCGGCATGAAGCTGACCCTGAACGATGTTTATGTCGTCTGGTTCTCGAAGACTTTGCAGAACTGGAAAGCGCTGGTGAGCACTACCGTGGCTGACGGCATGTATTACGAAGTGACTCACAACGGCGACAAGGGCGAGACCTATCTGGATGCCTACAAGAAGTGGGACAACGTGTGCATCGTGGACTAAGGAGATAAACAATGGACAGTATACTGACCTCGGTAAAGAAGCTCCTTGGCCTGACCGAGGAGTATACGGCATTTGACCCCGATCTTATTATGCACATCAACAGTGTGCTGATGATCCTGCGGCAGATGGGCGTCGGCCCGGCGGGCGGTTTCAGCATCGGCGACGCAACGGCGACATGGAGCGAGTTCATGGCGGACTGCCCGAACATCGAGGCGGTGAAAAGCTATGTGGCGCTGAAGGTGCGGATGCTGTTTGACCCGCCGCAGTCGAGCACCGTGATGGAAGCCGTCAAGAACCAGATCAGCGAACTGGAATGGCGGCTGTATGTGATGTGCGACAAGGAGGAGAAGTAATGCGAACTTTGCCATTTACCGTCGAGGGGCAGACCCTGCGCAAGGACGGCGACTTTGGCGGCATCATCTCCGGGAGCAAGGGATATCTGCGCTGTCGGCTGAAGATCGCGGACAACGACTGGCTCTACGCCAAGAAGGTGCTGGTGTTCAACGACGAATACGCCATGGCTGTGAACGCGGACTTTGAGTGCATGGTGCCGGACGAAGTGACCGACGGCAGGAGCTTCAAGGTGCAGCTCATTGGCCAGACGGGCAAGACCCGCATGAAGACAAACCCGGTACTGATCGAGCAGGTGACGTGATGGCAAGTGTGGAAGATGTGCTGGCCAGCATGGCCGAGCCGAACCGGGAGGAAGAAGAACTGTGCTTTGTCATTGACAAGGACTTCCGGCTCATTTCGGTGCCGGAGCGCGGGACAGTGCTGGGTGTAGAAGGCGACAAAGACGTGAATCTGGTGCGCTTTCGGATGCCGCGCTACTACCGTGGAACCGACCTTTCGGATTTTGCCATCGAGGTACATTACGACAACGCTGAAGGTGAACGCGGCATTGCCCTGACCAGCGACAAGACCGTGAGTGAGGATGCCGTACGGTTCACCTGGGTGGTTGGCAAAGACGTGGTGTCGTCGAAAGGCACAGTGCGGTTTACAGTGTACTGTGTGAAGAAGGACACAGACGGCACCATTGAACAGGCATTCGGAACGACTATTGGGACCGGAACAAGTCTGGAAGGGCTTGGCGGCGACGAAAACTGAAAGAGGGGGATGGAATGGCGACGGTAGACGAACTGCTGGCGGCGGAAACGACCGAGAGCGACGACGAGCTTTCGTTTCTCATTGACGAACATCTGCGCATCATCACCGTCCCCGAGCGGGGCGTCGTGCTGGGCGTGGAAGGCGACAAGGACGTGAACCGGGTACGCTTCCGCATGAACCGATACTATCACGGGAGCGACCTTTCGAGCTTTCAGATCCGAATCAATTATCAAAATGCGGACGGTGAGGTGAATTACTTCACGGTAAGTGAGAAGACCGTGGACACGGACACCTTCAGCTTTATCTGGGTGGTGGATGCAGACGCCGTGATGACAAAGGGCACTGTGCTCTTTGTGGTGAACTGCTTCACGGCCGACAGCAGCGGCGTGGTGCAGAAGGCGTATCACACGACCCTTGGTGCGGCAAGCGTGCTGGAGGGACTGGAAGTTGACGTGGAAGGCAACCAGCCGCAGATCGTAGACTTCCTGAGCAAGCTGAAGAACGAACTGACCGTTCATGCCGGGACCGTGCTGCAGCAGATGGACGATTATGCCAAATCGGCAGAGAGCTCCAAAACGGCTGCGTCGAACTATGCTGATGCTGCCGGTAAAAGCGCTTCCAGTGCAGCCGGGAGTGCCAGCGCGGCAGCTGGGAGTGCTTCCAGTGCAGCAGGTTCTGCATCTTCGGCAAGTTCAAGTGCCGTGGCGGCGGGCAGCAGTGCGACTGCGGCAAAGACCAGTGAAAGCAACGCAGCCACTTCGGCCACAGCAGCGGGCAACAGCGCCACTGCCGCACAATCGAGTGCGACTGCTGCTAAAACCAGCGAAACCAATGCCGGAAGCTCTGCGACGAAAGCGGCCAGCTCCGCTGCGGCAGCCAATAACAGCGCCACTGCGGCAAGCAGCGCTGCGACCAAAGCCGGTGACAGTGCCACTGTGGCCAAAACCAGCGAAACAAATGCAGCCATCTCCGAGACAAACGCGAAGACCAGCGAAGCAAACGCCAAAAAGTACGCGGATGAGGTGCGCACCGTGGCGGAAGGCTACAAAGGCTGGTTTGAGACAGAAGGAGCTCTGACGGCTGCAGTGCCGAACGGCGCGAAGGGCGACTGGGCCATCGTCGGCTCCACCAACAGTATCTGGCTCTGGGATGGCAGTGCCAATGTCTGGGTCGAGAGCGTGCCCCGAATCGACTTATCGAATTATCCGACGCATGGGGAAATCACAGAGCTTTTAAAAAACTATCTCCCGAATCGAGCCGCCACTGCAGCCGAGCTGGGCGGAATCAAAGTCGGCAAAGGACTGACGGTGGAGAAGGACGGCACGCTGAGTGCAAACGCACAGGAATACAGTTTGCCCGCGGCCACTTTGAATGCCCTCGGCGGTATCAAGATCGGTTCGGGAACAGAAGATTTGACCGCCGGTGTCTCAGAATTGGAAGATGGCGCGATCTACCTTGTTTATGAGTAAGGAGGCCCTCTTATGGCTCATAAATTTTATTTGGGTAAATCCAATGCGGCAAGAGAAGTCAAACACCTGTATGTCGGAGTGAATGGGTCATCACCGGTTTACGGGTATCAAAATAAAACGGTCAATACACAAATCAATTGGGGCAATTACCCGGAATTCTTCTCTGGAAATAATCCCTATGAATGCCCGGCCACTTCATTCTCAAGCACCAGCGGCACATATACTGCAACGAAAAATATGACCATTACCATCAATTGGAAGATTTATTGCTCTACTTCGAATTCGAGTGATGATGTCAAAGTATACCTTAAAGTTGGGGATACTTATATTATAAAATGGAACTCAAGCAGTACCTATAACAAGTCTGGAACCTGGACCGGGGTAATCAAATCGGGAGAATCCATAAGCATCGAAATCCATCATGATAACGATGGTGACAGTGATGGAACCTTCTCACTTTCTGCAAAATATGAACGGCTTGAATATGTTCAGACTGGTGTTTCCACCGGCGTAAAAGCGCGAAGGGTTCGAAAGGCTTATATCGGAAAAAATGGCGTTGCAAAACCATTCTTTTCAGATTTGAGAACGGTTGTTTATGGCGGAAGAACGAATACCCCATTAAGAATGAGTAATTCGAAAAGTTTAAATGGAAATTTTAACCTTATAAACAATGTTGCTGGAGCGTCCGTTGGCAATTATGCGATTTTTGCAGGCGGCGATAAAGGGCAATCAAACGAATATGACTATACGGATAGTGTAAATGCGTATGATTCCTCGTTGACTGCACAAAACATTGCACAGCTTAGCTTCTCAAACTATACCGATAAATGGAGATCAGGCATGTTGAGTGGAGTGATAAATAATAAAGCCGTTTTCGCAGGCGGATATTATTTATACAAACCTCTTTTCAGCAAAGTAAAAGTAATCAGATGTGATGAGGCCATCTCGTACAACACATCTTTGACACAAACACAATTGACGGACCTGAGTTCTGCAAAGTGCAACTGCGCTACTGCAAACACCACGAACCATCTGATCTTTGCCGGATGGGTCAACAACACCAATTCCAACACAACGGACGCATACGACAATTCTTTGACCCGGAGCACAATTACCGCTTTGGGTACGGCACGATATTATCTGGCCGGTGCTTCGATCGGCGAGTACGCGATCTTTGCAGGCGGCAAGGATGACTCGACGAGTTATTCCCTGGTGGAATGCTACGATGCTGCGTTGACAAAGCACACTTTAGAGAACCTCTCGGCAATCAGAACAAATTTTCAGGGCGCGTCTTTTGCGGGGTATGCAGTGTTCGGCGGCGGCACAACGGCTACGCCATACATCGACCGATACAATGCGTCGCTGACCAGAGACACTACGATTGCTTTGAGCTCCAGTCGTTCTAATACCGCGACAGGCACATTGGGCTCCGGCATGGATAAGCGCTTGATTTTTGCAGGCGGAGACAACAAGAGCACAGTCGTTGATGTTTTTGATGCATCTTTCACGCGAACTTCTTATAGCTTGAGCGTGGGAAGAACAAAGGCAACGATCGTCTCTGTCGGAAATTATGCGCTGGTTGCCGGTGGCGGAAGCTTGTACGTCGAATATTTCGAGTTAAAGAATCAAAGTTAAGGAGGACAAAACGTGTCTCGTTACAAAATCTATGACAATGTAAGTCCTGTTTTTACGCCGATCGGTGAGGAGCTCACCGCAGAACAGTGGCTTTCTCGTTATCCGTGGGCAAAGCGCACCAAAATGATCGTTGGCGGCGGCGTGATCAACGGGTCTGTGGCGCTTGTTTTTGATGACTATGTTTCCATGATGGTCAAGGCCGGCTGCGATTTCAGCGCCTGCACTTGCGATCAGGACTATTTGGATGCCATTGAAAACTTCGAAGATGCCGCAGGCAAGGGCTCCACCGAAGATACGGTAAGCGATCAGACGCGCATCGCAGATGCGCTGGAAGATATCGTTGCGCTGAGCATGCCGGATGCAGAGTAAGGAGGCAGGACAGATGACGACAAAAGAAAAATTGGCCGAACGTTGGCGCGGCAATCGCATCAGCGAAGCAATGCTGCGTATCTACGTTATCAAGGGCATCATCACCGATGATGATTTCAAGGAGATCACCGGCAATGCGTTCAGCCGCAGCACTGCGGCACGATCGGCTGAGGCAAAACAGTAACGCACCTACGGAAAGGAAAAATTCAAAATGGCACTCTCGAACACGGCAACGCCGATCTACTACGGCCGGTTCCGGGAGGCCGTGATGCGCGGGGAGATCCCTGTTTGCAGAGAGATCAGCATGGAGATGAACCGGATCGACGACCTGATCGCGAACCCGGGCGTTTACTATGATGACAAGGCCATGGACGGCTTTGTGAAATTCTGCGAACGGGAGCTGACCCTGACGGATGGCACGGACCTGAAACTGCTGGAGACTTTCAAGCTATGGGCCGAGCAGATCTTCGGGTGGTACTACTTTGAGGAACGCACCGTCTACAAGCCGAACCCGGACGGACACGGCGGCCACTACGAGCAGAAGCGCATCAAGCACCGATTGGTTCGAAAGCAGTACCTGATCGTGGCGCGCGGTGCGGCAAAGAGCATGTACGACAGCTGCATCCAGCAATACTTTCTTTCCGTAGACGGGTACACCAC